TTACTTAACATCTCCTTTTCTATCTTCTTGTTTTTGTTTACCACCTAAAATCTCAACTGCATTTGTTAAAGCTTGCGGAAGCGGAATACCCATTCGCCCGGCATTTTCTAAAAGTGAAAGTAATTCATTACCCATGAAGAAGAAAATTGTCGCTTCACGAATAGCACTATTACTTCCTAACGCTGTATCTAATTGAGCTGCCGCTCCGACCAAAAGAAAAAGCACCACCTTTTTGGCGATGCCTTTGAAACCAACTTTACTTTTTAATTCTCCGTTATACCCTGCTGCAATCATGCCAGTTAGATAATCAATAACTGCCATCGTTACTAAGATTTTCAATGTTGCATCCCAACCTCCCAAGAAATACCCACAAAAGCCACCAAATGTAGCAATAAATGCTTTCATTAATACATCAATACGATCCATCTTTCCATCTCCTTATTTATAATAAAAAAGAGAGACGCTTGTCCCTCTTTTCTCAAAAACTATTAAATTGTATTAATCAAATTAAGTTTAATTATCTGCTTTATCAAGATCATCCGATAATTTCTTTAAAATATCACGTGCTTCTTTCTTCTCTACATCTGTTAATTTAGCATTTTTACTCTTTGCTTCCAACGATTTAAGTACTTCCATGTATGTACTATCTTTAGTGCATACAGTGTCTGTATAAGAGTCGCCAATAGCTACTAATGAATAATACGTTTCTTTATTCTCCTTAGGCACATGCCCTAGAATATACAAAACTCCATCTTTACCAATGCTTATAGAGTTATTTGAAGTACCACCATGGAAAATAGGAGATGACCATTCGGTCTTCCATTTCAGTGTACCATCTGGGTTTAATGCATATAATTGTTGAGATGAATGAACATAAATCACACCATTTTTATCGATTACCGGTGAGTTAATAATAACCTGAGTACCCGTTTCATATTTCCATTTCAGTGTATAGTCTGGATTATATGCATATACACCACCACTTTTAGCTATATAAATGGTTCCATCTTTTGAATATATTGTAGGAGCAGATTTTGAACTAATCTCATTCTGTTCCCATTGTTTCATTATATTTCCATCTTTATCTAAAACATATATAATAGACCCACCATTTATATATAATTCGCTATTTAAACCTAAAGAAAAACCAGGATTACCTCCATTCCCCTTAATCTTTTTATTCCATAATTCTTTACCGTCTTTGTCATGAGCATATAGATAATAATTTTCACCACTTGAAGATACAGTATAAATAATTCCATCCTTTGACATAAGCATAGAATTAGTTCCCGTTGTCGTTCCTTTAAACAGTTCACTTGATACCCATTTTTTTGATCCATTTGGATTATATGCGTGTATTGTTCTCTTATCATAAGCAGCATAGCGTACATAAAGTGTACCTTCACTATCTAGAATAGGAGTATCAACATAACCATTATCTGTAGTTTGCCATTTTATTGAACCATCTGGATTTAAAGCTGTTAATTTTCCTCCTACAACATAAATAGTTCCATCTGCCGCTATAACAGGTGAAGTGTAAATATTCGCTATACCATCTTTAACCCATTTAACTGAACCATCTTTATTAAATGCATACAGTTTTTGGTTTGCATTTCCTATATAAATCGTCCCATCACTTCCAATTGCTGGTTGACTGTAGAATGTTTGAATACCACCTTCTTTGTAAAAAACCTTATACTCCCATTTCACTTTAGGTGTTTCTGGTCCAACGTAAGGTGAATTTTTATTCCAATTCTGACCAAAAGAAAACTCAGCTTGTAAATCATACTTCCCTTGTTCAAATTGTTCACCTTGTACGCTCGTAGTTTCGGCTTTGGTCATTGAATTAGGGTGTACCCCTACCATTAATACAAACAGAAGCATCATTAACATAAATTTCTTTTTCATAATATACCTCCTAAATGAAACATTAAATTATACGATAATAAAATCATATTTATTATATATTATAATTAATAATTTAAATACTTAAAAACTAATATAAACAGAAATAAAAAAAGACCAGCTAATACTGCTCCCGCTCTGTTTGCGTATTATTTTCATTAGTTGGTTTTAGTGGTTCTTTTGGTGGATAAGAACTGGTAAGCGATGTATAACATTCTATACAAATATGCTTTTTCGCAAATCCCATATCTAGTTCATATAGACGTGCCCCACGTTTACAGATTTCGCATCTTGTTGCGATTCTAAAGCTTATAGTTCCATCAAGTTCCCTCCATACCTCGACTTTATTCATGCCATTTGAAAGCCCTGCATTATTTAATACATTGATAGGGATGTTTACAAAAATTCCAGCTTCAGATCTTTCCAACTCTACTAAATATCCCATAAACGGTGTTACATCCTCACGTTGTGGAGGTGTAACAGCTGAATTCTGATTCATATACTATTACTCCTTTCTTCTTTATCCCAAACTATTAAAGTGCCATCCATTTGAGTTACAGACATAGAATCCTAACCCTCGGTTTCCTTCTACAAAACGAACATGTCCCCATTGTTGGAAGCCACCGCCGCCTAAATTAATTCCTTGCATCGCCCTTATATTAGAAAAAACTTTTACATCCTTTTCTGTACTTATATCAAATGTTTGTCCGTCTGCTGCTGGTTTTATATTATTATTCACACCACCTACAGCAAGTGCGTTAAACGGCTGAATACCATCCGCTCTTTCTGCTGCAGCACGATCCCAATTATACATAGATGCATATTTGCCACTGTATAGTGTTACACCACTTACACAAATCGCTGTCCCCTGTCTCATGTCAGCACTTCCAGAACAAACTTTAATAATCAATGCATGTTGTTGTGGAATATAGTTTTTCGGCACTTTAAAGGTAAATGAATATCGTCTGATTTCTCCATAAAATGTAGACGGCTCAGGAAAGTCCATTTTTTGTTCATTCCAGATATCGTAACTTACATTGTCTCGGAATTTAACACAACATACATGTAAGCGTGGTTTCCCTGTTTTACGTACACCATTTATCATAGATGCTCTAAAGTGAGCAGATACTGTGTATTCATTTCCGGGATGTATGCCATTATTCACGATTGCTTCTGGATAGTTATACATGTCTACCCTTGTAGCATTCACCATTTGCTCATAATCGAATATATGTGTATTCTTTTCTATTACGACATTTCCCCAGGACTTCCAAGTAAGACCATATCCACCTTCAAACCCATAATAATCGTTATGTCCAATGTTTTTCTTTGTAACACTAGAAAAATCGGGATCTGCTATTAGGTTTCGTCTTGATACCGCAGTTGTTTTTGTTCCCCATTCGTCTTGGAATAGGAAGTCTAGCATTTTAACAGTTACACCATCTTTATCAATGGTTATCTTGTCACCGTTAATTCTAATAAGATTCGTATCAATGCCTTTTGCTGTTAGCCATTTGACCATTGTATCTGCATTAATATCCAGTTTTGCAGCATTGATTGTAATTTTCCCAGGGGACATATTGATGGCAGTGACAATTCCGTCCTTTAAAATCTGCGCTAAAATCCCTTCATCTAAAACTTCTAACCTAGATTCCGTTTTCCTCGCATAGGCATTATAAGTCTCATTTATAAACGTTTCTTGTTTTCTAGAAACGATTGTAATACCTTTTTCATTTGCGCCAATACTTCTTTCTAACTCTGTAACTTTCTGATTGTATTTCTCGGTAGCTACTCTATTAGCTATATCTTCTAGCATTTTATCAACATCCGTTTGATCTTTCGGATGCAACCAAAATTCTGTAGCTATGGTGCCACGTTGTAACATAGGTGCAGTACACCATAAACGCCCATTTCTTGTAACATAATAACGCCATCTCACAAACGATGCATTGGCTGGCGCTTTATCTGAACATACAGCACGAACCCATGTATGATTTACAACCTTGATATTTGTTCTAGCTGTTTTAATGCGAGTTTTTTTGTCACCAGTCCACCATTCAATTTCAATAAATGCACCACCACTATCAATAGGTGTTTTCCCATCAGTATTGAAATAACCTGATGCAACAAATTCTTCGTTAACCTGACACTCAATGAATTGGCTTGTAAGTCCCCACCAACGATCTTGAGTCTGGCCAGTAACGGTAATTGCAAATGTATTCATACCTTTGTATTTTAAATTCGTATCAACAGAACCAATAGCCCCATTACCGCTATTCCAAAACCAATATTTCTGTCCTAACTTAAAATCAGCATCACGCAACTCGTTGACAGTACCTAAACCGCCTACATAATCCTCAACATCTTTCTTTTTCATTGTTAATTTCAATGCTTCAGAGTGTTGCTGTATCGTTGTGGCCGCCTGAGTTAATGTTTTCCCTTGCTCAGTTTGTGTTTCCTGTAATTTCTTAACACTTGCAGTTGTTCCTTCTGCATTCTTTTCTACAGTGTTAACACGTTCATTAAAAGAGGTTTTTGTTTTTTCTACCGTTTTTATACTTTCTTTAATACCATCCACACTTTTTTCAATCTCGGTTGTTTTCTTAGTGAATTCATCACTCGTTACTTGATTTTCTGGAGCTGGTGTCCAATCCTGTGGCTTATTACCTTTATATAAAGCAACCCATTCTACAATGGCTTTTGTAGTGTTACTTGGAAAGTTATACAGACTCAACTTTCTTTCATTTCCACTCGTTGCTGCTACAGCTTTAAAAGTTACATAGGTAATTCCATTCGCATAAACACTTGTTGCATATCCAACATTATTCGAACCGCCATTTTGCCAAATCCCGAACTTCTGCCCCTTCGGAACGCTACCTTTAATTACAAATGTATATTCTTCACCTGTAGAGAAATTTTCGGTTAGAGAATATGGATTGATTAGATAATCTGTTTTTTCGTATTTAGCATTTGAATCTAATAACAGATTACGTCCTCCAGCTTTATCGTTATTAACTTTCTTTTCTACACTCTCCAACTTCTCACTAATCTGGCCAGCCTTTTCTGTAATTTCAGTTGTAGTTTTCTTTAAAGCATTTGTTGTTTGCTGCACCTCAGAGATTGTCTTTTTTGTACCTTCAAAAGTCTCTTCTACTGTATTTAACTTTCCAGTGATTTCACCATCTTTTTTTGTTAATAACTCAATAGATTTAGTAAAACCCTCGTTAGTTTGTTTCATTTCAGAAACAGTTTTATTAATTTCACCTTGAAAGTTTTGTACATTTTTAATAGTTTGCGAAACTTCTTGGAGACTATTTTTAACTTCCTTGAATCGTCCAGTGGTTTCACTTTGAGCTTCTTCCACTTTCTTATTTAATTCTTCTTCTGTAAGTTTGATATCTTTATTAACCCGCTCCATTGTTTCCTTCTTGATAGTTTCCACATCAGGAATAAGAAGCTCCCAACCTTTACCGTTCCACACTTTTAAAATACCAGGTTTACCGTTGCTAATATCTCGCCATAATGTTTTACCTACTATAAGATTATCGGTCGGTGGATTTTTAGCTTCAATAATATTTACCGCATTATTTTTAAGATTCTCTTGCACTTTTTCAGCCAGTGTTTTTGCTACTTCTGATTCTTTCTTAGCATTATTAGCTGTTTCATTTGCATCTTTCACTAATTTATCTAACTGATCTATCAGTTCTTGCTTACTACCTAGTGAACTAAGGATACGATTGTAAATCTTTCGTAGCTCATCATTAGGGTCAACAATTTCGCTGTAATCACCAAATGCGTATTTATCTTGCGAAGGATCAGTATGTGATTCATCACCAGCGATCGCCCTTGCTTCTAAATAAAGCTTAGGTGTGAATCCAACATCTTTAATTCGGATTGTATCTCCTTCATTGATTAACTCGTGGGCCAGCCCAAATACACGCCCCATACTTTGTGCTTGAACATCATAAGAGACAGAGGTATTCACGCGTTTTGCTAACTCTGTTTTCATAAGAGTCAATAAGCGTTCTGGTGTTATATCTTCTTCTGTTTCTGGAGTATAAAATCCAAATTTGTGTTTACCTTTTTCATTCCAACGTTGAAATGCATCGTTATCCACAATATATGGAATACCCTTATTTATATCTGAGATAGTGAGAACTTCTCCACCTTCTTTTTTGATATATCCAATTAAAGCTGTACAAATGTTTTGTGAGTTCTCAATACGTTTGATTCCAATTAAATCTTTACCTAACGTGACTTCCTTTCCTGTTTCTCTTCCTCTTTTTTTCACCATATCTACATACCAACCTACGATTTTAGAACCGACCACTTCAACACGGTATATAATTTCTAATTCAAATAGGGAAGCAATCTTTTTTAAGAAACTCAACGGATCTATAAATTCGTCAATAGTCATAGAACGAAATCCAGCATACTCCGTTTTACCACGCTGCCATTTTACACCTACAAGAGCAATGTCCATAAATTCATTTACTGTCTTACCTTCAATTTTCTGTGGACGAATATAGTCATCTTTAGCAAGATTAATCCATGCACCTGATGCATAAGTAATTACGGATCTATCGTCAGGGTCTTTTTCTACTTCAGTGATTACATACGGAACAATACGCCCATCCCTTACTTCTTTTAATACTAAGTTTTGTTGCATAAGTGTTGCTGCATATTTCGTGTTATCAAATACTTTAAACTCTAAAGTATCGATATTATTCTTGATTTCCCAATGACGTTTATCATCCCAATAATCCTTTGGTTGTATAGCTGAAACGATTTGACTCGTTTTAAAATCAATAATATGTAAGACTCCACTTGGCGTCCTCATCTAAATCGCTCCCTGTATTTAACCTTTGCTGTTCCGATATCATAAGGCATGATTTCTAGTGTATTCATACCTTTATTAATGATAGGAAAATTACTGAAAATGTCTTTAATATTAATCGCATTCTTCCCTTCAATCGTTACATGACTATTTTCGGTATCAATTACGACTTTATCGCCAACATCTACTATATAAGGCGGTGTGTTTTTCGTATTTAAATTCACTTTCCAAAACTTTAAATCACTAACTGACATTGCTTCTACTGGCGGTACATCCTGCCATTGCATAATGCTAATCTGTATTTGAGCTGCTTTTTCCATATGATAGTTATTTTCATCTGTCCACCGTGCAAAACGCTCTGAATCATCTTTTTCTGTCCCAGGAAGAAATTTCGAAATATACGCTTCCCATACATTTCCTGTTCTAGCTATCCACAATCGTCCAAAATATTGATTCCATGTATTCGGATAATCACCACTCTCATAAATCAGCCCTGTTTTCCCTGGCTTGTTATCGTATCCAATAACCATCGTTCCAAAATTTTGTTCGGCTTGCCAAAAGAGATCGTTCATAGCAATTTTTGAAAGTACCTTACTGTTTTCGTCTAATATTGCTATCTCAACTCGTCCCATTTCATTGATTTCCTTACTCTTACAAGTAACGTAGGCTTGCATAATAAAATCTTGTACTGGACCACCAGGTATACTCTTTTTGACCGCTGCACCGTGCCATCCTTTTCCCGTTCCAGTCCCAAAATCAGAACAATAGAATTGGTATTTATCTGATTTCATTTCACCAACCGGTTCACCATCTTCCATTGCACTGACTTTACTCCATCCAACAGTAGTGGCCATTTCATCCCATACTATACGTTGATTCCTTTCCACAGGCTTTTCTATAGTTTTTAGTGGCATACCGATACGAAAATAATCTCGATTACTTAGGGATATCCCGCCAAACCATATATCTAAAAAAGTGTTTGGTTTCGTAATGTCAATCTCAATAATAGGATTAGAATGAACAGTTCCTTTGTTTTGAACGCTTGCCGTTAACCCAAGCGCACCTGTTTGAAATTCTACTGTTCGGGTAGGTCCTAATTTATAAGGCATTGGACAAATAAACTTCAAAGTACCTTTACCTAACGTAACGAAATCATCAAGATTAAAATCTTCATCAATTATAGCTAAATATGTTCGATCAGGAGTTGCATCAAATACTAGCTCAACTGCTTCTTCTGTAATTAACCATGCTGCTATTTCTTCTTTTAACGTTTCTAAATCTGTTCCATCTGGAACGATAATTCCTACAGGGACAGGAAGTGGACGAGGATCTGTATCCGTTCCTAATAATCTTGCACCAGGATATCCAGGTGTTTTTAAGAAATTACGTTTTAGAGGTGCCCATGTTGGTGGACTCCATCCCTTTTCTATTTGAATGTACTCCTTTCGTTGGTTGTTAAAAGTAAAAGAACTCATGCCAACACCTCATTTCTTTATAAAATAAAAGAAACCCAAACCTAAAAGGATGAGTTTCTTTTTGCTTCTCTTTCTTGATACTCGGTTGTATAGCGATAAGTACCGCGTGCCACGTCTCTTCCTTCTAAATTAACAGGCACTTCAATAACTAAATCTCCACCAAGCATTGGAATAACTTCACCACTAGAAGATAAACCGGATCCGTAATTAATCACTTGATTTGATACGCTGCTTGCCATAGCTTGTCTACTATTTGACATACTTCCATACACACCACTCATGATACTCCTTAATCCTGATAATTGACTCACAGAACTAGCCATCATACGGCTCATGTCACCCATTAGTTGATTTATTTCTCCCGGCATAGCAAATTGTTGTCGTGGCATGGCTGCTACGATTCCAGCACCAATATCTCCAAGTGTCTTTTTATTCAGGGGAAGCACAGCTTCTCGTCCCGCTTCTCCTGCACCTTGCAAGTTTCTACCATTCATTCCGAAGATAGTTGGTTTAGTGAAGATACCACCTTTTGCGCGCCAATCAATATTAATTCCTGACGGAAATGTAACATCTTTACCTAAAACATTTTTCGTGCTTGTTTGTAAGCTGAAGTGTGGAAGAGGTGGCATTTCTGGTTTTGGAATTTTTAACTTCAAGTCACTAAAGAATCCCTTAATCTTCCCAATAAATTTTTCTATACTGTCAACTGCATCTTTAATTGGATCTATAATAAAATGTTTTGCCGCTTCAAATTTTTCTTGAGCTGCATTCTTTACAGAATCAAATTTTTCCCGTGCTGTGTTGTACATATCATTAAATTTCTCTTTTGCAGAATTATAAGCTGAAATAATTGGTTCAACGATGTATGTGTAAACCATCTTCCATGCTTCAAGTGTATACCCTTTTATTTTCGCCCAAATTCCTAACATCCAATTGGATAAATCATTTAACTTTTCTTTTGTTGCGTTCCACAATTCCTGAACAGGCTGAATGACATATTGTTTTACTAAATTCCATGCTGCAGAAGTATATGATTTAACTGTTTCCCATTGCGAATTTAGCCAAGAAACTAAATCGCCAAACTTTTCTTTTACTAAGTTCCAAGTATCTATGACAGGTTGAATAATATATTGCTTAAATAGTCCCCAAGCAATTTGCGCCATAGCTTTTGCAATTTCCCATTGTGTACCCAGCCAAGTGACCATTTCACCGATTTGTGTACTCACCCAGTCGTAAGCTTCCTGGATTGGTTGAATAATGTATTGACAGATTGCTGCCCATGCAATTTGTACACCTGCCTGTATTAACAACCAACCAGCTTCTAAAACGGTAGAAACTGCCGAAATAATTGGATCTAAAACAGTAAGAATTGTATCCCATGTTTCTTGCCATGCTTGCGTTAATGTTCCCCACAATTCAGATGCTGTTTCAACTAAAGAGGACCACCAAGAGGAAGCAGTTTCAACAATCCCAGACCATAAACTACTAAAGAATTCACCTATCGGATCAAAGAAACTATGCATCATTTCTATGAAAGAAGACCATGCTTCAGAAAAGAATTCAACAGTAGAATTCCATGCATCGCTACACGCCTGATTCACACCCTCCCATAAATCACTAAAAAATTGACCTATCGGATCAAAAAATTCATGCATTGCTTCTAAAAATGAAGACCATGCTTCACTACAGGATTGGGATATCCCGTCCCAAAGTTCTACTAGGTACTCTTTAATAGAATCCCATGCTTCTATTGTCCAATTTTTAATATCATCCCAGTTTTTATAAATAGCCACTCCTAGAGCAACTATAGCCGCTATGATAATAGGAACTATTGCAACTATGCCTAGTGCGGCGGCGGCTCCGATTTCAAATACACCCATGACCGCCATAACTATTGGTGCAATTGCCATAAGTGCCCCTGAAATTACCCCAATAGCCGTTGCAACTGCTGCTAATGTCGCTGCTAATTCTGGATTATTAGAAATCCAATCAGCAATACTAGCAACAACATCAGCAATCACTCCTAGTATAGGTTCAAGAGCCATTTTTAAATCTTCCATTGCCTTTTGAAACTTAACTGCTGGATTTGCATCCATTTTTTTTATGGATTCATTCAATTTCTCCTGATTCTTTTGGAAGTCTACGGTTTTTTCCGAAGCTCTTATTAAAGTATTAGTTAAATTTTGCCCTTGGTCCTCAAACATAGTGGCTAGAACTTTAACCCCTACTTGATTCTTTTTAACAGGATCTTCTATTCCTTCTATCGCTTTAGCTACTTCTACCATAGCTTTTGAACCATCACTTCCACCTTTAGCGACAGCTGCACCCCATTTTTCTATTTGTTCAGTTGCAATACCAGAACCATCAAGTGCTTCTTTTAAAGCTTTGTCAGCTCCTTGTGCGAATTCATTTAATTGAATCCTACCTTCTTTAAGCCCATCTAAGAGATTATCAATCATTTATATTCAACGTGATGCGCAACGTCACGCCCGTTCTCTTATGAACTGCTATACGTCACCGTATAGATTAGACTATATCTTCAACTACTTGAGTTGCTCCCCGTTTCGAGTGTCATTTGCTTACACCCTACGTCTTCCGACTAGTCGTTGCACGTTCCTTAATAAAAAGGCTTCGCTCAGTATTGTCTCATTTGAGAGTTTCACTGAATTAAAGGAGTTTTTCATTGTACGTCACCATACAAGGGAACTATAATCTAATTCCAACTACCAGTTTCAACACCAGCTTCCATAATTGCTTGAACTTCTTCAGCTTTAAATCCTGCACGAGTCAACTGACTCCCATATTCGGCAATGATATCTAATTGTTCCGGTGGAAATCCCATTTTTAACAACGCATCTGTCATAGATAGAGCGTGTTCTTGAGATATTCCTAATTCATTACCTATTTCATAGGTTTCTTGAATTAATTCAGTAAAATCAATCCCTTCATAGGATTGAGCTATAACTGCTGCACTTTTTGCCATTGATGCATTTGCTTGGTCACTTATATCTTTATTTAAAGCCCATTGTCTTCTAACACCTTCTAAAGCCGCTGCTCCATCCACACCATATGCCGTAATTCCTCTTACAGCTTCTTCAACTGACTTTTTCGAAGACTCTGGGACCTCAAAAGTAATATCAATCTTTGTCTTTAACTTTGACATATCCATCGCTTGTTCTACTGCGCTTGCAATACCACCACCAGCCGCTATACCACCAATGACGTTTTCGAGTCCTACTTTGAGTCCTTCAAACTTCTTCTCGGTTCTGCCAGCTTCTTGTTGTAAATCTCTTAACTCATTTTGTACTTGTTGTATAGAGTTTCCGGCATCCACAGATCGGAGGGCACGTTGTAATTTTTCAATATCAGCTTCAGTTCCTAATGCTTCACGACCAATAAGACCAATTGCTTGTTCTAACTGTCGACTTGTAGCCGATCCACTTTTAATTGCATTTACAAGACGATTACCTAATGCATTCGCAAAATCATCAACACTTTTTCCTGTAGCACTAAATAAAGTTTCTAATTGTCGTGTTGAACTTGCTACATTTTCTTGTTCGGCTTTCATATTACCGAGCTTGTTTTTCAGACCATCAAGTGACCCTTGTGTAAATTCAATTTCACGCCTAAATGCGCGGTACTGCTCTTCTGAAATTTTCCCATTCTGAAATTGCTCTTGAACCTGTTGCTCCGCTTCTTTTAATTTATCGAGCTTTTGTGTAGTTTTTTCAATTTGTTGTGTAAGCAACTGTTGCTTTTGAGCAAGTGCCTCAACGTTACCAGGATTAAACTTTAATAAACGTTCAACATCTTTTAACTCTTTAGTCAAAGAATCACTTTGCTTATTCACGTCTTTTAAGGCATTTTGTAACGGTTGCGTATTCCCTCCAATTTCAATCGTAATTCCTTTAATTTTTCCTCCTGCCATTATCTCACCCCTTTTTCTTAGAAAGCATTAAAGTCTTCTTGAGTTGCTTTTCGAACTTTTTCTTGTCCTGGATTTTTCATTTCAGCATACTCAGCTATATAATCAAAGCAATCACCAATCGTCATCACTTCTAAGTCCCAATATGTGAGCTTCGCTTCATAACAAAGAGCAAGGAACAATTCAGTGCTTAATTCTTCATCACTGAAAGTCCCTTGCTCCCCATTAATTTTCTTTACTTTTTTTTTGCTCCCATTGTTTTTTGAACCATCTCATTAATTTCCGGCATTATATCGTAAATAGGAAACTCATCAAATCCTTCTAACCAAGTCATCGGGTCTGGAATTTCAGGATCAGCTGTTTTAGCGTATAACCAAACTAAATCGTAACAAACTTCAAAATCTACCTTGTCAAAATCTAAGTTAGAAAAATCAATAGTACCTTCTGTTGCATCTTGCGAAGCGAATGTACCTATAGCGCCTAATTTAAACATATCGGCAAATAAATCCCGTCTAAATTGCGCCTTATATCGCTTGGCTGATGCTGCATTAGCTTTTAATTTGACCTGTTTTCCGTCTATTGTAATTGTCTTTTCCATTTACTTACGCTCCTTTTGGTAATACAGGTACTTTTGTATACACTTTTTTGTACCAATTATTATAAATATCTGTTTTTGATTTAGTAGTAGTTTTCGTTTTAACCATACGTTTTCCATTAATATCAATAGGGCTGGATACAAATTTAAGTTCATTTGTATTTGGCTCCGCTGAATTTGTTTTCGTTTTAGATGCAAGTGTTGGACGACTTGCAGAACAGTTAAACATAACGTGTCGAGTTGCTCGTACATCGCCATCAAATTCAAATAATAATGCAAATGATTTTCCTTTCGCATCCGCTAACTCATTTAGCACACCATCTTCTTCGTCTAATTCCTCTCCTAGTGCATCAATTGCAAATTGTTCCGGAATAGTCGCAATAGAAAGCGTTCCATCATACCCTTGGTTATTACTTGCAGCGTAATAAAGCATGTCATCAGCGTAGAATTCAATTAAATCCCCTCGTGGATCAAACGTTAATTCAACCGCACCAGGTAATGGAATTGGTGTATTAAATGTAACTACACCATCTTTAATATCGAAAAGCGCATAATGGACATTCTTTAAACCAAATGCTACTTTATTTTCATTCATTTATATCAACCTCGTTTCATAAAATTTTTGATACATATTTTCAGATTCAATAAAAGTCCCATACGAGTCATAAGGAATCTCGTGATCATCTAGGACTTGTTCTAGCTTGGCTTCCGCAACTACATCTTTCTTAGTTGTATAAAGCTCTATATTTACATCATTTATCTTGTGATACACCTTGTTGTCAGCCATTAAATTTGCTGACCCATCCACAAGAAAACAGATATACGGTGGCGCTGGAACTGGATTACCTGGTGTTGCTATGAAATGCGAATAAGCCACAGGATAGCCTGTAGCTTCAAGAATTTTTATAAATTCTCCTAATGTTAATGTCATGATTCAATTGCCCTTTCAATACGTTTTGGCAATTCTTCAATTACATACTCTTCAACGGGACGAATATGCACTTTCTTCGGTACTCGGCCACCACTAGCTTTCGCATGGCCATTTTCTAAAAGATGCGTTAATTGACCTTTTGTATTATGGATAACAACAGCTTTACCTACTTTTTTCTTACGCCAACCTTTACGATAACCACCTGTTTTTTTAGGACTATTTTGTCTTAACTTACTTACAGCAATATCGGCTACATCTTCTTGTGCATTTGTTAATTCTTCTTCCACAACATTTGCATACCTTTGCAATTCTCTAGCAAGATCACTCGCAAAATTATTCATATTAAACATGCTCCTTTGCGATTATAGTCAATGTTTGATTCATTTCATCATCATTCATTGGCGGCTCGATGATATCAAAGATACGACCTTTCATATTAATTCGCATTTCTTCCGTAATACTAGAAGTGTATGGAATTACGAATCGATAAACCCGTGTAGCTTGTGAAGCGGAAGCTTCAATGTACTCAGATCCTTTCACTGTTTTTATCATCGCCCAGGCTTTTTTAAATTCTGGCCAAGATGTTTCGATTACTTGGTTTAATTCATCTTTTATTACTACAGGTTCTTCAATAATGATTCTATTTCTACAATCGCCTGTATTCAGTGGTTTCTTGTACTGAAAAGGACGCATACTAATCACCGACCAACTTAATTTCTTCTAATGCTTTATCAACGCCTAAACTATTAATCTGACTTAAAAAATTCTTATCAAAATACTCTAAGGCATCGTTATAGACATAACGAGAGCGTTCAAAGACTAATTCCTTGAACTCCTCGTCAGTATTTATATCGTAATCGCCACAAACTCTCAATAAAGACTTATTAGACGTAGAAAGAGTACGCTTTAGGTTATCGTCTTCCTCATCGCCTAAGTGCATCCTTTCCTTAAACTCTTGCAATATTTCATCTGAAATCGTTGCGTTTCTCATTCATTTCACCCTTTATTTAGATTTTGTTTCTGCAGGTGGTGTAAATGAAATTGCTAAATCGTAAACAAGAGCCGCTTTATTATCTTTTGGTTTCCCATTAGCAAATTGTTTAATTGTATAAAGAGTAGCATCTTCGAAAGCTAATGTTTGATCAAATTCTTTTAGCTTGTATCCACCTGCGATTGCAGCAATATATTGTCCTTTTACAAAGAATAATGCTTTACCAACAGGAACTTCCTCACACTCGACAGGTTTAATGTTATAAGGCAATGCCATTACCCATTGACCTGTTGCGGTCTGGATTGTATTACGTGCTTGTACGCCAATCGCATCAATCGGGTTAACTACCATTACAATTTTATTTAATACTTTTCTGGATTTCCCTTTTGCATCAACAGATAAAGCTTTTACTACTTCATAAAGTTCGCCTGCTACAATTTCCCCTTTATCAGACGGAGCAAATGTTAATTTGCCAGAAGATTTTTTATCAGTAACAGCGCCTGTTTCTGGATTTACATCTTTCATTAAACCAACTGGTTGATGTGCTACAGATCCTCCACCATTAATAAAACCAAATTCTAGACCAACAGAATATGTTTCTACTAAAACAGTTCGAACATAGCGTTCAATCCATTCCGGCCCAAGTTCCTTCATATCATTCGGAATTGCTGCAAATGCAGTTAATTTAAGTTGACCAATTTTTTCTTGTTTGAAGATGGCATCAATTTGCCCACGGATTTCACCGAATAACTCGCCCCATACATACGCCTTCGTTGCATCAGAATAAATAAACTTCGTAACTGCTCCTAAATCTTGCAAACCAATTTCAGCTAATAAGGGATGTTCCGTAACTAAATCTTCAAACACACGCTCTTGAGTCGTTACAGGAAGGATTGAGCCATCTGTAAATCCACCTTCTTTAACAACTGCATTGAAGAATTTTGTTTCTGCTGAAGTTAAAACATTTTGACCACGTTGCTGTAAAATTGAACGATCAAGCATATCGTTATTTACTTGTTCACGAACAGTATTTGCTACATCTGTTTGTAGTGCGTCAAAGAAACCTTCAAACGCTGACGTTTGTTCTTGTTCTGTACTTTCCGCGTTAGTTAAAGTGTCCGTCAATTTTGCTTTTGCTTTATTAAATGCTTCAGATTTATTAAATTTAATCGTCATTATGTGTTTCCCCCAATTTTTATAATTTTAAAAGGAGCCCTTTAATCCCACTGTTTTTTACAGGTTTAGGATTCGGCTCCTTTGGTTCTTCTATATTGTTTTGTAAATCATTTAGGATTTCATTTTTTAATCCTGATAATGCTGCATTTAAATCTTCTTTTGTAATCCCTTGGCCTTTGTTCATTGTTCCATTTCTAAAACCATCGATTACTTTCTGGGGAAGCATGGTGGCAGTAGCAGTTGAAGCTGTCATTTTAACCTGATTATCCATAAACATAATTTCATCCACAAAATTATTTTCTAATGCTTGTTGCGGACCCATCCAAGTCTCTTCAGCCATCATATTAAGTAGTTCCTTTTCTGATTTACCGCTTTTAATGACATAAGCATTTACAATTGCTCTATCTGTTGTTTTCAACATTTCAGCTGCCTTTTCCATGTCACGATGATCTCCACCATTCCACATTGAAGCATTATGAATCATAATTTGTGCTGTAGGTGAAATTCGGACTTTATCACCAGCCATCGCAATAACAGAAGCCGCACTTGCAGCCAAACCAACAATTTGAACTTCCACATTACCAGGATAATTTTTTAATGCTGTATAAATTTCTGACCCTTCGTGTACATAACCACCAGGACTGTTAATCGATACAATTAAATCATCACCATTGGCATTAGTTAGTTCTTTTGAAATTTTACCTGGGCTTGCAGCATCCATTTCAAACCAATCATAAATCCAAGCTTCATCATTTGAAATTATTGGTCCTTTAACGTCAATTTTCACCGTCATTTTTATTCTCACCTCCTTCAGAATCAGTTAGTTTCGTATAGTTTTTCGTAATATGATGTGTATTTAAGTTAGGATCATCAGAAACTTCATATCCTACTTCTAATCGAATTTCATTTCCTGTAAATGCACTTGAAGAAATGAGTTTATCGATGCTTGTCGCAAGATCAAATATACTTTGATAAGAAACAGCTTTAATTTCAATTTTTTGACCTGAAAGATACTCTTCTTTTTCAAAAAATTTAACGTTTGCTTCATCTGAAATCTTTTTTAACAAAGGTTTTGCTGTGAAAAGCATGTAATTCTTTGTTTGCTTCTCTACATCAGCCATTTCACCATATATCAAAGCAGTTGGAATACCAAAAGCCATTGCTACTTGATTTAAGAAGCCATTTGTTACTTTATTAATTTCCTCCACACTCTGCCCAGAATTTGCTCCACCTGACGTTTCAGCATACTTAAAACCTGGTTGTTGTGGAATGATAGCGACATCTTTTTCTCCAATCGCTTTGTACATGTTATCAATGAACTCTTGCAGTTTTGATTGGTGTTCTTTGCTCTTTGCAGCGAGCATGTCCATATCAACTGTTCCGCGAATTTGATTCTTACGTTTTTGAGAACTTAATATTCTACCGAATAAATCACCATAATCAGTAAACAAACCATCGATAAGAGGTGATAACTTATCATTCCTGTATCTTAAATGAATGACTTCACTTTGTTTAAAACTTCTTTTAAACTGATAATCTTTTACAGTGACATTTGTAAAAGTATCTTCAAACACAGCATATTCGTTATGTTCAAAGTCATCAGCAATAAGTAGATCACCATCATCCGCTTGAATAATCAAAGCTTCATTATCATAAATAAGTTTGTAAATGAAACTCTCCCAAAAGGTACTTGCTGTCATATTCTTATTTGGTCTAACATTTAATCGGTAATAAAGCTCATCCTTTTCAAATTCTTCACCGTTTTTCACTCTGAATTCCGACTGACTTATTGTTCTTCCTAAAAAAGAAATACATGTATCAATCGCTAGTCGCTTCATATGGACTCTATTTGCCTTTTCGATAAACATTTCCACATCAAACATAAATCCTACTTCACTATTTCTTTTAAATACTGCGTCCAACCATCCAATGATTATCACCCCCTTTATTAGAATTTAATACCGTCTAACATAAAGTCGAATTCATCCACAAGAATGTTATCCGCTTGCCATAATGCATGGATAAAGGCTTGGAATCCATCTGTTTTTCTCTTAAATTCATCTTTCTTCAAATATTCTTTGTTGCCGTCTTTTTTGATGTGGACGTAGACGTTATTGGTGTACCAACGCATTAATGGATTATCACCAAAAATAATACGATTGTTTGCAAATAACGTTTCTACCCTTGGCGCTAATAAAGAATGAATAGCTTTTGGGTTACGAATGTATAACAATATGAAGCCTTCAGCTTCAAGTGCTGTTTTAACAAGATCAAGACGGAATGTATCAGCTACTATTGTGTTAAATCCGTATATCTCACGCATTTTTACAAACCAATCCACAATATGAGAGATATTAATAACCGGCTCATCCACAATAGTTAGTAAGCCATTTTCAGCCCATTCATAAATAGGCGCTTTTAATTTCACCTTGTCCAAGAATCCTTTACGTACAAATGAATGACCTTTCCATATATAATCTTCACCATGTTTAAATAGCAAGCCGACTGCTGCGAAGTCTTTGATGCTGGCGAAGTCGAGACCGCCTACAGCTACTTTGTGCTTTAAATCTGGAACTGCTCTCAGTGTTTTTCCATCTTCTTCAAAACCAGTACGCATGATTTCTTCCCATGAAGCTACAGACTTTGTTAAATCTACTTCCGGTATATTCATCCTCTTAGTCATGAAATTTTCTCTATTAGACGGATCGTTTTCTAGATTTTTATACTGACGCATAACTTTCTTAAACAATCCTCTAGCGTATTGACTCATTGGCTTACTAAACATCGGATTTGCTTTTTCCCACATATCAGGATTATCTACTTCTTCAGCGTTATCAAGCTTACAAATAAAAGGAAACAATCTATCTTCTTTTTCTTTCCCTTTCAGGATATTCATAGCTCGCTCTTTCATTTTGTCAAGATACCCCTCACGAACAAATCCATCTGTGGTAATAAAAAATTCCCTAGAGTTAGGAACTTTACCTAAACCGCTAGAGAACACTTCTACAACATCGCTATTTTCATATCTATGTATCTCATCGTAAATAACACACCCGTCCCTTAACGAGTCTTTACTCCCTGCATTAGACGTATGAAATTCAAAAGTCGAACGAGTAGCTTTATTTGTTATCAATTGTTTTGTTGATACAAATAACTCGTCTAATATTTCATGTTTTTTATTCTTTTCATAAACATCTATAAAAGAAGTTTTAGCCTGTCTTTCTGTATTAGCAACTACTGATACGTTGTAATGCTCAATACCGTGCAATTCGCTAATAAAGAAGTGTGTCAATGCACTAATCAATCCGTTTTTACCAGCACCCCTTGCCATCATCCAGAAGTGTTGATCAAAATAAACATCCTCATATTCATCAAACAAAAACACAAATGCTATTAAAAATTTCTGAAAGGAATTTAATTTGAAATGCCACTTTTCTATGAAAGTTACACATTTATGAATTAAATCCACATCAAAATGTAAATCATTACGGGTTAATATATCTTGCTTTAAATAATTTATAAGCATGATACGTTCTTTATTTAATACCACTGTTCCTATTTCATATAGTTCTATATATTCACTTACATACTTATGAACAATCATATTAAATCACTTGCCGAATATTTCTTAATTTCTTTTTTATTATTTCCTTCTGGCAACAAATCCGTTAGTTGTTTAATGACCCTTTGATATGATTGATCACGGGTATTATATAACCGGGCAACAGGTCGTTCTCTTTCATACGGCTCTGTTTTATCAGATTGTGAGAACATTTCATAGTCACCATTCTCAGATATATCCATCCACATCTCATTTAATAAAACTCGTAATCTTGCTGCCTGAATAATTAATCCTTCAACCACTTTTAACTTACTAGGTGGGATGTCTTTAAATAATCTTTTCAAACGATTTTTTTCTTTGTTAACTAGCACCTCACGCTCATCAATATCCGCCATAATATCACCTCGATTCAATCATATTTTCATACTGGGTAGGGGTCCTATACGAAACAACTTAAAAATCTGGAAAAACGACCCCCTCCTCCGGTGCCCCTTAGAGCAATTTTTGATGAAATATTTTAAGGGGGGTATTATTACCGAATCATTTTTACCATTTTTCATCGTGTTCCCATTTGTTTATCTTTTTAACAAACACTCTACCGTGTTCTTTATTATGGCAATCCACACAGACTGTTTCTAAGTTATCTGTTTCTAATGCAAGTTCTGGATGATGTTCTAGTTCTTTTATATGATGGACAACGAGCTGAATCTTCTTACGCTTTGCACTCTCACTGTATTCATTGGTGTCCACACGAACACTACCATTACGTTTACACTCTTGGCATTCATAGTTGTCTCGCTTCTTTACTTGCTCCCGTATACTCTTCCACTCACCACTGTCATAGAACTTACGCTTCTGTTGTTTGGTTTTATATTCATTCATCGTCCTTTACCCAACGTTCTTGATTACCTTTATCTTTTCCCAATAGATCTTTTATTGATGTTTGTTCCAGATATTCTACAGAATAAAGCATGTGGTTCTCGCCATACAGTTTGTAATACTTGAATCGATTAACATCAATCCCAGCCTTCTTGTACGCTTTCTCATGTGGCTTAAGGTATTTGATGTATGCTTTCTTATCAATAGGTATAAGACCAAGCACAGCAATCTTACTATTTAAAACGCTGTCCAATTCTCCTCACTCCTTCCTCTCCAGGAATTCATCAATTGTTTTATCTAGCAAACTAATCATTGCTTCTCTTCTTTGCTTTGGCGTTGTGTTGTCTTCCATTGCATTAAAGACTGGGATTGCACTTTCTAACTTCTGTTTATCGATACGTTCGTTTACAAGGTCTTGTCCAAGGAATGGAATTAATGTACCAATTACAATCGCTTGTTCTTGTTTGGTTAATTTAGTTAGATCCATCATTCATCCTCCTCCAAAATAAAAAGCACCCGATAAATGGGTGCTTTTTATTTCAATCGTATTCGAATTACTTGTTTATTATCTAATTGAGACTACTTTTGCTTTTCCTTCAAAAAGAATTTCTTTTTTAAAAGGATCTATTATATCTCCATTCCAATATCTTAAGGCTTTCTCTCTAACTTTATTCAGTCCAATTGTTGGTCCTTCAATTAAAGATGCATCACATTCATGTATTTTACCATCTACCTCTAGTTCTACTAATTGCATTTCATCTCTTTTACACTGCTCTAACCAATAACTTAAATCCCCCTCATCACTTATCCAGAGACAGCGTGTTCTTGATGGATAATCAGGGAAGCTTTTGACGCGCACCTCTTCAAGTGCAGTTTCTCTTGCAAAATGCCAATAGTAAGTAACTGCATTTACCAACGATGTAAGATTACTATACAACGTTATATCATCAGTATTATATACATCAAAAAAAGGGTTATATGTTTGTAAATCAGTATCAATAATTTGCCCTAATTTTAATAATCCGTGCCTATTCCCATCAGTAATTCGATTAATATGATAAAATTTTTCACCGTTAACAATTCGCAAAAATATCACCTCACCTTATATTTCGACAAAAGAAAACAATATCCTTTTATCAAAATATAAGCACCCGAATGGATGCTACATCATTAATTATTCTTTATTAATTCAAATACAGTAAATGAAGTTTTATTCTTCTTCCAGTCACCTGCACAGCAAACATTTTCAAGTAGCTGAAAGAAGAGCAAAAGCCCTTCCTCGTTTAAACAACGAAAATTGCAATTGAATGTGAAATCAAGAAACAACTATTCATCCAATCTGCAACCATCGCCACCGGTTATGACGATCCATTTTCAGTTATAAGGAATTTTATGAGCAATATTTTCCGCCACTACTCACAATACAAATATATCACGTTGATTCCAAAATAACCGGCACATTTACTGCCAAAAAGCGGTCACGAATCTGCCACAATCTTTGAACCAACATACTGTAATATTAAAGATGATTTAAGTAATTGAAATAATTTTAATGCGTCTTGATTAGTAAGAGAATCATAATCGTGAAAACCATGAGCTATTGAATTACGATTAAGGTTTCTTCCTAATCCTTCCGATCCTTTAGTGAATGTATTTTTAAAGGTTCTAAGAACTGATATTGCAAAAACCTTTTTTATTTGTTCTACTTCAATATCAGATGCATAATATTTTTCAGGTTCAATCTTTTTATAAAGTCCCCACACATTTGGATTAGACCTAATCGCTATCGCTTCTTTTGTTATTTTTCCCTTAAACCAAAAAGCAATAACATGCTCAAACGCTGCAAATAATGGCATAATGCACAATTTATATAAACCGTGTTTATAAGCTTCATAAGCCTCTTTAATTAAAGTCGCATGAATTTCATACATAGGATTTTGAATTATTTCTTCTACATACTCTTCTAGATTATCTTCTACATAATTTGATACATTTTCTTTAGTTATATTACCATCCATTATAGCCTTCATAAGGATCATATCTAAACACCAATATTCTTCTTCATAAGTCGTTAATTTTTTATCCGTCCGTCTCAGCTCTTCGACAACAGACTTTTTTAACGAATCCCAATCAATACTCTTATAACTCCCTAATACTGGTCTAATTAAGTCCGATATTGGTTTATATTGTTCTCGTATTGATTTTTGTATGGACTCTATTGGTTTAATCTGCCCTCT